TCTACACTCGACTAGTCGTCGGCAGCGTCAGATGTGTATAAGAGACAGATGTTAAAGATATGCCTTATGTGCTTAATTATTATAACGTATGGTATTTTGAATATATTGAAAAAGATAAGTTTGAAATAGTGTTATGTTAGGAGCTGATACAATGCATTATGACGTTCCCATTCATCCCATAGGCTCAATCATTAAATACAATGTAAGAGAGTATGGTTATTTCTATGGAGATGGACAAGAGAAAAGAGCAATTACGATTGCTAAAATTGGTAAGGTTATCGACATTATAGAGCATGATGGCAGAGTAGTTTATTATTCTGTAGCACCAAGTTCTAATTGCACATTTAACCAATATTTTGTGGGTGATTGCCTAGATTCTGTCTGGCCTGAAAACGTGGAAGGTGTTTATTATGACTATTAAAGACTTAGATACAGAAACCCTTACTCTACTTAATAAACTATGTGATAACTGGTACATTAAAGCCTGTCCCTCATGGCTAACATACTTCATGGATAAGGATTGTCAAGATTGTCAGCTTAGAGATTTGTGTTATCTGCTTGACCGTTATGATAATGACATTAGAAAAGAGTTAGCTTCACGAAAGCAGGATGAACATAATGGCTAAGAACAAAACATTTAAGCGTCAAGCCGAAGCAACTAGGTTACTGGAAAAGATAGGCGCAACAAGACGTAAATCCAGAAAAGCAGGTATCACTGTAACAGGTGAGCTTAAAGAAAGTCTTAGAGGTAGACAATCTTCCGAAATTGCCAGCGCTCTGAAATTTACTGCTAATACCGCTCTTAATGAAGCCGAAAAAATGTATAGCGACCTTACTGATATAGCCGATACCCTTGATGACAAAATATCACAAAAGCTAATGCAAGAGTATCTATCTAAATATTCAGAGCATATTAAATCATTAAATAAATCTGTTACAGATAGTTATAGGTCATTGAGAGTAGCTAATCGTCTTGAGGATGTTTTTAATTATAGCGATGCCGCATATAAGATTCTTAGAAATCCAGATACCTATTTTGACAAAAAGAAATGGGGAGCAATTTCTGGTATTCTTAACAATCTTATGGGCACATATAGCAGGAATATTCCACCAGATGATTTGAAAAAATTATGTGCATTAGGTCAAAAGTTAGGACTTGACACTTTGGCAGATATGGATAGAGCTTATGCAGAATATGACAATCTGCTAAGAAATTCTGACCAAATTGGTAAAGTGCTTGTTGATGCAAGTGATAAACTTAGGTCTATTACACAGGGTAATGAAAACTTCATAAAGCGGCATAAAAAAGCTTATGAAGAATTCACAGAACTTGCATCTAAGTATGATTTGTGGTAATATTCACGAATGAAAGAAGGTGGTGCTGTATGTGAGAAAGCGTAATGAGCATAAGTATTCAACTATCATATATTGTTATGATATTGAGACATCATCCTTAATATATGGTGAGGATGAACTTAAAGAGCATCTGCAAAGCACTTATCTTCATGGCCTAGCTTCATTTGCTTATCGTCCCATACCTCATGCACCATTTAGTGACTTTGAGAATGAAATGAATTATAATTTCTTTAGAACTTATGATTCAATTTCTTCGGAATTTGAGAGAATCAATGAGGATGCTAAGAATAATGATGTGTATGTTAAAATCTTTGTGCATAACTTGAGCTATGAATTTGAAGCAATGATGCGTAACATAAATTTCTGTATTAAAAACTTTAATCCTAAACGTTTCATTGCGGTTGCTCCGCACCAGCCATTAGTAGCAGCTTTTGACCATCTTGAATTTTATGACAGCTTCAAGATTCTTTCATGTAAAAGTCTTGAACTTATAGGTACAGAGCTTGGAGTTCCTAAACTTAAAGAAGTCAAAGGCGGTTACGACCAAAAATATTATTGGTGGTCAGATTTACCTGATTCTGAATACACTTATAATGAACGTGATTGTAAGCTTGTTTTGTATGCACTATGTCGATACATGGCAAACTTTACTAAAGTTGATAATGTATCAGATATTGGAGTATCTAATACATCAATGATTAAGCGTGAAACAAGGCTTAACAGAAATATTGCTACCGACAAAGAAGTTCATACTGCACAATTCACAGCGGCGATAGAACTTAAGAATAATGAACCATTTATGAAGTTCTTTCAGGACTGTCTTGCAGGTGGTTATACTCATGCTAATCCTTACGCAGTAGGTAAAATATTTAAGGACGTCTGGTGCTTTGATGCAAGTTCTATGCACCCATCAGCAATGTATGGTAGGCGTTTTCCTTATAAATGGAGAAAGGAGGTTAATCCTAATGAATGTTACCAAAATTTTCAGTCTGCAAACTATGAGTTCTTATCTGGCTGCGAAAGCGGCGCTAACTCAGGGTTCTTCGATTATCCCGACCAGCGGATTAAGCTATTTGAATGTAAAGATGCTAAATTCTATTCAGTCCTCCAAGCAGCATACCGTGAATCAATTTTGTTTGAAAGGCCAATAAAATATAATTTTATGGCTAATGTTACCTTTTATAATATTAACGCTAAGGATTTTGGTAACTGTATTTACAGTTATATCAGTACGTCCAAATGCACAAATGTTAAAAATGGTAACTTCGACAATGGTAAAGTAGTCAAAGCGGATGAACTTACATTTCATGGCTGTGATATTGACTTTATGTTAATTCAAATGCTTTATGATTATAGTAGTTCTGAATGTGATGAACTTTATTATGCAACAGCCCATAAGTTTATTAACAAGCCGTTACGCAATACAGTTAAATACTATGCACGCCAGAAAACGGGATTCAAAAAACTTGAACATAAAGTTGCCAACCATGTAGAAACGCTAAACGATTTTACATTTGAGGGATTAAAGCTTTATGATGATTCTGTGGCACAAGAGATTATGAATACCCATAACAAAGATTTAGTCCACTTCGCCTTAATGGCAAGCAAAGGCGGATTGAATGGTCAGTATGGATGTTCAGCAATGAAGCCGTTACGGCAGGAAGTTGGCGTACAGGGGGACGGTGATAAATTTGAATGGATTCCAACTGGGGTTAAGTTTCTTAAATCCAGAAATTCCCTAAATATCTTTACAGATGGTTTGTATACAGTTGCTTACAGTAGACTGCACCTTATTTGCTTTATGCTCTATCTAGTATTAAGCCAAGGCATTGAACCTCTCTATCATGATACAGACAGCGGCTATTTTGTCGGTTATAATGAGGATGTTCAAAAGGCCGTTGATAGATTCAATGAGAATATTCTTAATAACAGTGAGAATAAAGATTGTTACAACTTTGGCATTATGGACTTTGATGGTCACTATGAAGATTTTGTAACATGGGGAAGTAAATGTTATTGTGCAACATACTTAGATGCAGATAAGCACTTAAAAGTTAAGGCTACTGTAGCAGGTGCAAGCAAGAAGCAGCTTTCTGAATTGTTTACGCAAATAGTAAACGATGAAGATTTTGAGTACCTTGTGCAAGAATATTTTCGTCCTAATATCAGTTATGACGAATCCATAAACAAGAAGCTTATCCGTAAAACTCCCGGAACACATATTATAGGGGATTTTGTAGATGACAACGGAGAAACAGACCACCTAGACGAATACTCTGTAACTGTTCTTGAACCTTGTGGCTATACATTACGCTCAACAAATAGTCCAGTTAATAGAATGTATTATTCATTCTGTTATTCATTGCGTGGAGAATCCTATATAGATTATTTGCCCGAAGTTGTTAGCATAAACCACGATGAAAATGATAAAGAACTTTATGGAACTTATCATAAGGTGCAATCAGACAAAGAATATGCTATGTTAATTGACGGCAATCCTGCAAGTATATTCCAGTGGGAATGGAGTGATAGGAGATGATTTAATTGAAAGAAAAAGATTCTTACAGAATCAGTAGAAGAGCTGTATGTCCTTATTATATTTCTCATACAACAAATTATATTCGCTGTGAGGGTATGAGAGTGTCACGCCAAGAGTACAACCTTAAAACCGATTGTTGCGGCCAGTATAAAAACTGTCCTCAATATAAATTTCTTACTTATCATTATTTAACAAAGGAGAACTAACTATGTACACTAACAAGAAAACATCCGCTAAGGCCACCAATTCTGCTAAGTCCGCTTCCTCCATCATCACTGATATTCGTATCTTCCCAATCAATAACAAGAAGTCTAATTGCTGCGCTATGGTTTCCATTACACTTGCAAATGTGTTCTGCATTACTGGTATTAAGATTATGGATGGAAGCAAAGGGCTGTTTGTTGCAATGCCCAGTGCAAAGAATAAGAAAGATGAATGGCATGATATTTGCTACCCCATCACTAAGGAATTTCGTAAAGTTATGAGCGATTCTATTCTTAACGCTTTTGATTCCTTGCAGGAAGATGAAGATGAAGATGATGAAAGTGAGGATGACTGACAAGCTCCCTAATGAATTACCACCATATATAGACGATGATTTGCCATTCTAAATAAAAAGCACCCCTAAGTGGATAACCACCTAGGGGTGTTTTATTAGTTAAGTAATATAAGGACGAAGAACCTTAATAGCAGTCATACCATTGTTGTTATCCCAGCGAGGATAATCCATAGGAGTGCCATCTTCATTTCTAATACGGTCAAGAATTACAGGGGAGTTGCCATCCATAAATCCAGAAACCTGAACCGTGACGGCATAAGATGCAGGACGTTTGAAGTAAAGGATGATAGCATTACCATCATTGGTATAATAAAGTCTATTCAAGTCATTAACTACATCCCAAGTAACAGTCTTGCCTGTACCAGCGGGCGCTCCATAAATGGCCTTATTAAGCTGACGATTATCGACAGCACTAATTGCAAACAACCCGCCAGATTCAGGGTTATTGCTAAGATAAACAGTAAAATCAATGTCATTTCTATCCATCACACGGATAGAACCCTGTGAAGTAGAACCACCAGAAGGAACTGGAATATATGCAAATGCCTTGTACTGTTCAGGGTCACCAGTTACGGATTGCCCAGCAACCGTATACTGTGTCTGGTTAGTAATAGCCAAGTCAATGCAACGATGTTCACCAGCTGCGCAGATAAACTGCCCACGCTTTTTAGCGTCATCACCAAAGACATATTCACGCTTTGTATAAATGTAAACATCGTCAAGCTTACATACAGCATTAGTAACAGGATAAGTACCGATTGACTGAACAGTAGTGCTAACCTTAGCAGAACGATTGATAATGCCGCCATTCACAATAAACTGAGGATTAGGACTAGTTCCAATCAAAGCAATAGCTGCATAGCCAGTTTCAGTAGTAGCAGTTCCGTCATTGCAGGTATAAATCAGATTGTTAATATAAGCTGCTGATTTACCAGGTCCATCGAAGACAAAAGCATACTTACAAGTATCCGCATAGAAGTTAGTAACATGAATATCATTGTTAGTAACCTTGCAAGCGATTGAGTTACTCCACCATTTATTAGCATCAGTACCACCTGTGCCACCAGAGGGAATACCATGATAGCTAGTCCAGTTGCATCCGTACACATCAGTACGGCAGTCAAAGCCAACCTGACATACCATATTAACAAGGTTATTGCATTCGCAGTCAAAAGCTTTGTTACCCCAGAAAAATGCAACAGAACCAGCCCAACGCTCCACAGGAGTATTATCACTAAATCCCCATACCATTACATTATCCATGTAGCAGTAACGGTTCAAAGTGCTGTTAGCAGGCTGCAAATAAACACCATAGGACTTAACCTTATTGATGCTTACATTGTAAATACTGTTATCGGTATATTTATTGGTAGTGAATACAATGCCACCAATCATACCACTACAAGTAATGTCCAAATTAGCAATAACAATGTTACCAGTTACGTCATCACCTGATACGGTAATAACACCCTGACTGCCAAACGCAGTCGGACTAGCAGTATACTGTAAAATAGTATCACTTGTGCCACGCGCAGGGTCACGAGAAGAACCAGCACCATACAAGCTATGCTTAAGCTGCAAAGGACCACTTACCTTATAAGTACCAGCAGGAATAAACAGAGGTTCATTCTTAGTGTGAGTGTTAATAGTAGCAGTAATGTCATCAGTACCGTCTTTTTTCAACGTCTGATATTTTTCAATGCTAACAGGGGATGGCTCAACAAAACTGGGAATCTTACCAGTGCGACTTGTTAAAAATTTTGTGTCAGGGTCGCTAGCGGTTCCCATAGAAACATAAGCATAATTATCATCAATGTTTGTTTCACGGGCTGATGCCAACGTTAAGTTACCATAAATATATGTGGGGACTGTAGTGTTACCGACCGAAGTAACACCCGAATGAGCAGTAAACGCTTTTCCACCTTTAGAAAAAATTTCTACTTTATTTGCAGTTACCGTCACATTCCCATCAACAGTCTGATTCATATTACCGCTGACAGTCTGGTTGAGATTCCCAGCAGTGTTAATATCAATCTTCTTAGCAATATCAGTATGAGCTCGGGTATCTTGTACGTCATAAGTGTCATTATCAATCTTAAATTTGTCAACAATAGGATTTGCCAATTTAAGTCACCCTTTCTATATCAGGCAGTCGCATGAGTATTAGTGGTAACAACTTTAATAGTAGTATCGGTAGCACTATAAGTGACAGTAACACGAGGAAGTTTCTCAAGTTTAGTAGCTTTATTAAGTGCAGTAGTTGCGTTAGTAGATGCAGTACCAGCAGTGGTTTTAGCATCATTTGCATTTTTTGCAGCAGCATCAGCAGTAGTTTTTGCAGTATTGGCAGTAGTGGTAGCACTATTAGCTTTATTCAAAGCATTAGTGGCATTACTAGCTGCTGTATCAGCAGTAGACTTAGCAGTATTAGCAGTAGAATTAGCAGCGTTAGCTGTAGACTTAGCGCTAGCGGCATCAGTGCGTGCCACAGAGTCTTTAATCTCACAGATAGTACCATCAATATCGATTTGTGTTACAAAATTAGTAGTATCAGGCATATATTATTTCCCCCATTATTCTACATTATGATTTCCGGCAGTAATACTAATCGTTTCAGTCTCCTGCGTATAGGCAACTTCAACACGAGAGAGCTTTTCCAATTCAGTAACTTTGTTAAGAGCATTAGTAGCATTAGTGGCTGCTGTAGTAGCAGCAGTACGTGCTTCACTATCTTTGACAATTACTTCTTGGTCGTTAAGGTTGAACTTAGATACATAATTACTTTGCATAATATCACCTATCCTTACTTACCAACAATTTTGATAGTTTCCGCAGGAGCATCATAGATATGAATATCTCCACCAGTAACGATTGTACCATTATTAGGATTAAAGAAACCAAAAGAGATAGAGGTATCATCTGCATTATACTTGGCAACTTTTAACGACAGAATATAGTGCAAACGTTCGGCAATCGTGGTCTTAGCACAGTTGGTGCCCTCAATGTACCGGGTACCGGCATCCACAGGCTTAAGAATTACATACAAATCATTATTAAGCCAAACAAGGTCGTTAATATTGCGGTTAGCACTTGCAGTAGTTTTCAGCTTTTCATCAACAGGAGTGATGGCAAGCTTAACACTTCCCCAGAGTTCAGAGAAGTTGCCAATCTTAGTCCAGTAATCTTCATTATCAATATCAATGCCAATAGGCACAGGCTGTGTACTTAAGTATCCATCACCATTGACAGTGACAACAACTGTGTTGCGAGGATACTGTTTGGTAATATCCCATTGAATAGGGTCTGCATAACTAATGGAGCTGGTTTCAATATACTGCTGCATTACCTCAATAACCTTAGATACCATTTCATAGTAACTAATGCTATCATCATAGGCAACAGGAATTACAGAACGGAAAAGTTTGTCCAAAGGATTGTACTTCAAACCTAATCACCTCTTTACCATAAACGCATAAACAGAACTTCCATATCTCTATACAAACAATTATAGATGTTCGTGTTTTCCTTCATATAATCGTTCATAATAGATACCAGAGAGCGACCGCGATAACCTTTTTCTACATGGTCAAGAACACGATGTTCATTACCATCACGATTTTCTTTTGTATTGTTTTTATCATCTTGAGTGGTATTGCTGTTACTGTTAGAATTGGCATTAGAGCTAAAATCATTGGTGGAACTTGCCTTACTATGGTCAGCATCCGACATATACTTACCAGCAAGAAAATTATCAAGACTACCCTGCGGAGTATCAGTATGAGTATTGGTATTCTCTCCATTGCTGTTAGAATTGGAAGTATAATTGGAATTATTGGTACCGTCAATATTGACCTTACTATTCTTGGTTCTATCCTCAGTATTCACATCATGATGTTCAGTATTTTCATCACTGGTAATGGAGAAATCATCAGTTAAGAACATTTCATACTGTTTATCAAGTGCTTCAAAGAGGGGATTGTAATAAGGCATATGGCTGTTCATCCAGTCATCCAGACGCAGCTGCCAAAGGCCAAAGGTTTCAGAACCAATTTCATTTGTATAGAAATGTTTAAGAATATTGGTTTCAAGCTCTTTTCGCTTATTCTCATTCCAGATAGGATAACTAAAATTGAAGATTTTAGGACGCGCACGCTCAATAATTTCTGAATAAGAAACATTGGTGTAAGGTTCAACAATACCTGCTTTTGATTCACAGATAAAGCGCACTTGAGTTGTGTACTTACTCATTATCCCCACCATCCTCAATATTGGTATCGCTTAAATTCTCTTCATCTTCGCGCCCTTCCATAATCTTAGTTAATTCAAGCTGGGAACGCATAGATACGGAGATATTAGTGCCAAAGAGCCTGTTATAATCCTTACAGAATTTTTGACGAGAGTACAATGGAGAAAGACGGTCTGCTTCTACCTGACCTAAGGTCATCTGAACTTCAGTAGTAAACTGCCGCTCTGCTTTCATATTGTAGTTGCTTTCAATGCCTAAATAGGTAAGAGCTTCCGCAAGGGTTTCTTTTTTCTGCTGCTCTAACTGTAAGCCAATATACTGAACGCCTAAATCAAGAACGCCCATCATGTTCTTAATATCATCAGTAGAGGGATTGCCTTTAACGTACAGCCAAGGGTCATACTTATCTTGCTGATACACCATATTCTGTACAGAAAGTTTCGTATTCTCATTTGCATAAGCAATTCGTGGAGTTTTCTGTGCAGCAAGGTTTAAGTCAATCGTTCTGTCTATATTGGTAAGACGTTGTGCAAACTGTTTAATGACAATAGTGTCAGGGGAGCGGCGCATATTACACCAAAGATAGGCACAGTTTTGTTTATTAAGGCCAGTTTTCTGGTAATTAGAATTATAGCCATAGGCACGCACATATTTAGGGTCTCCAATAATGTCAAAGTTATCACTGGGCATAGCAGGAAGAATCAAGTTGCCCATAACAGGGTCATGATAGCCAGCCATTAAAGGTTGCCAGAACAAGAACTGTTCAATGAATCGTTCATCCAAAAAAGGAGAATCTTCAAATCCTTCCCATTTGAATCTTGCAAGTGCTACATCATACAGACGATTAAACCAGTTAGCATAAGTTGCCCTAGTTAAGTCGTAGGAATCAATCCAAGGTGGCTGTGGTTTTTGTGAACGTTTACTCATTTACTCACCTACTTCTGGAATACGTTTATAGATAGAATTGTCTGCTTCATAATTTCCAACAAGTCCGGGATTATGCCAGAATGTAACACCACGATTAAAGATGTCGTTAATCATTGTAGAAACATCCGCAGGAACATCACCTAAGCAGCAACAGTTTTGTGTTTTAACATAATTCCAGTTTCTTCGAGAATCAATGTTTGGAACCTGAACTTGATGAATGGGATAACCAAACATAGTCCAGTAATCATCAATAACTTTTGCAAATTCTTTAGTAACATGATGATAGCTAGCCATAGCATACGGAGCACTTGCATCCCTTGTCGGTAAAATACCAGAATCAGTAAAACGGAAATAAGGACTTACAGAACCGTGGCTCTGTGGTGGTAATCTGTCCATATCATCACGTTTTGCAAGCGTGCCAGCAATGTTAAGCATTTGATTGGCTAAGCCCTCAATAGCTCCATAAGTATTCTCAGGGAAAAGAGCAGGATGTTTACCAGTCATGGCCTGAACATCTTTTGCTGGAGCGGTCAGCAGGTTAATGCCAGCAAACATTGTACCAGCTACCAAACCTGCATTTTCAACGGCCATAGAACTAGAATTCTGTGCTACATATACCTTATAAATATCAGTGTTATAAGCACAAGTAGGCCAGTTGCTAATCGCAAAAACATCTTCCTGATTATAACCAGTAGAGCCTTTATAATCCTCTGCCGCAAACATTGCTGTAGTCTGTCCAGCATTTGACATTACATTGTATCCGATATGCAGACTTTTCTTTCTATCTCCAAGTTCAAAACGAAAAACGTGATTATCGCCTTGTGTGGAATAATAGCGGAGATAAAAATAAGGATATGTGAAAAGTTTATTATTCTTAGGGACATAACCGGCTACATTATTAGGAACCACAAAAGTCTTATCGTACTTACCACTATCAAAGGTAAGGGGAACCATATAAATTCCCAAAATGCCATCAGGTGCTTGCCCTGCTTCTACAGCCTTAGCAATAAAAGCGTTAGCGGATTCTGCTGTAGTAAAAAAGTTTTCTTTACAGCCTGAATAGATACCAAATCGTAAAGAGCCAGATGCAGGAGCGGAATCTTTTTCAGGCTTATCGAATGTGGTAACAATACAGATACGCTTATCAAAATCAATGTACTGCTGAATATCGTCAACATAAGGCCCAGTATCTAGTTCATCATTGATGATATTATCACCAATTTCATCGGTGTTTGTATGAGAACGTTCAATAAAACAAGGCTGTAACCTTACCTGATTAAACCAAGTTTGCATTACATCAATAGTAAAGTAGATTCTACTGGTTTCGTTAGCAACATATTCTACCCTATCAATAAAGGCATAATACCATTTATTAGAAAAATCGGCGTTCTGAAATACAATATAATTACTCGGTTCAATCGTTTCAGCATTAACACCAACAGACAGATAACGGTCTAAACGCTGATAGGTGTAATTAGTAAGATGAAGAACGGATTTAGAAGTGAAATAAGCAAAACGAGAAGAATCAGACTGAAACCTAAGCACATGATTATAGGTTTTATCTGTAGGGATACCCTTACAGATATAAAGTTGCATATTGGGCATTGTTCTTGCTCCTTTCAAAATCTGTAGGGTGGTTTACACATCATCCAAATGGGAAGTTTGCGTTTAACTGTAGGAGTAGGACTGGGGCCGGGTGGTGTTGGTGGGTTTGTAGCATCCCATTCAACATCCCATGTACCTACTTCATTAGGAATACCAAGAATAGCAGAGGGGTCAGTTCTGTAAGCTGTGCCATAACCACCTATCCAGTATTCCCAGTGCGTATGAATACCACTAGCATTACCTGTTTGTCCTTGCTCTCCAATATATTGACCACGAGTAATTGTTTCACCAACACTATGAATCTGACTAACAAAATGAGCTGCAAGCCAATAGCTATTATCGCTCATTTTAACTACAATGTAGTTGCCCCAAGAATCGTTACCAGTCGTGCCACCTTGCCAAGTATGGGCTGTTTCAACCGTACCTGCCATTGGTGCATAAGATTGATGATTTGTGTGTACTGTGTCAATACCACCATGAACTGAACCGTCAGGATAATGTGGATAACCTGCTGAAACTCTGATTGTGCTTTGGTCAGTGATACATTGTTTGTAAACTGCCATATAAGCAACGCGTGATGTCGTATGCGCGCCCCACGTTCTTAGGAGGATAAGCCTATTGGCTCAAGAAAATGTCAAGTTTAAGCTTTAGTAGTAAACTGCACAGCGTTAGCGAACGGAGATGCAGAATAGATACGCCAGATGTGATGGAAGTAATTCCAATCCAGAGTAGAGCCAAGGTCAGTTTCACGCATGGTGTTCAGCTTAGTATAAATCTGGAAGAAGTCACGGTCAACCATAAGTGCCTGAATAGCGGCCATATCATTATCGTCAGGGTCAACGTGAGTATAGGTATTATCGCCACCAGTTGCAATAGTAACAGTACTAGCGCCAGAGGGGTCGTTACCAGTAAGAAGGTGTTCCAGACGTTCCACTTCATACTCGTTAAGAGCAAAACTGTCAACTTCCAGACGATGACCCATAAAATCTGCTTTGTCCATGTTAAATGCGCTTGCCAGAACATCAACGTCAATAGAAGCAGAAATATCAACAGGAACAATGGTATACAGACGTTCAGCCGGAGTATTCATAGGAATACCAGCAGCGTTATATTCCTTAGAAATGAACTTCATCTTGCCATAAATCTGGCGGAACTTCTTAACCAAGGTCTTACCGGAAGCTTCATCAGTAACAGCGCCAACAGTTACTTTCTTGAGCTTATTGTTCTTTACCAGCTGATACAGCAGGTACTTCTTCATGATAAAAGCATCCAGTTCAGCAGGCTTATAAATCTGGTCGATGATATTCTGTACAAAGGCAGACAGGTTAGCTTCACTCATGAAAGCAGTTTCCAGAGCTTCACGGTTGACAGTTACCTTGTACTTAATACGAGAGTTCACAGCATGATAAGCAGTGTAAACTTCAGCAGGGTCGCTACCAAATTCAGCTCTCATAACTTCATCATTGGTAGCACGGTCAGCAGAGAAGTAAGGGGTTGCTTTCTGCATCATTACATAAATTTCCTGAACAGTAGCGCCAGTACCCAGAACACCCTTATCAAAAACCTGCCAAGGGTCTTCAAAAGAGATGTAACGCATAACGGTCAGGCCAATACGGTCAACCAGAGCATTACAGAAATAGTTTAAACGGGGTTCGTAAGAATTGATAAACGTCCATGCGGATTTAATAGATTCAGTAGTGTTTTCAATCTGAGGAGCGCCACCAAAAGAAGCATCACTACCAAATACAGCCTGAATAATACCAACAGCAGCAGAACCAACAGCAGCAGAAGTAGCCATTATAGAATCATCCTTTCTTAATAATTGCACTCAATATCCAGAGTGCCATCAATAATGAGTTTGCCTTTAGCGGCAGTGGTCAGAGTTACAACGCCAGCGGAAGTAACTTTAGCACTGGAAATGATGCCATCTGCGAGAACTACACGCAGACAGGGGATAGAATTGGTAACTACAAATTTGCCATAATCAGTTTTCATAACACGAGCCATTACTTCACTGGGAATGGTAAATGCAGTAGTGTCAGCAGTTTCGCCTTTATCTAGGGCGGTGTGGATAACCAGAGAGTTAGAGAGGGTGCTCATATTCTGGTTGTGGAAGGAATAGGCCATAAAATCATCTCCTTAAATGTCTTTCAATAAATAATTACAAAAATAATATCTGACACCATCGGCTGGATTTCTATCTTGGGTATAAGCAAAATAATATTTATTATCTACCTTAACAACTTTAAGGGCCAAACAGCCCTCCACCATAATAGGCTTTTACTGATTCAATCACCACATTACTATATGTTAGCATACGACTAAAATAACAAATTTCCTATTACAGTAAAATTTTCATCATTGTAGCTAAATGGTCTACTCATGATTTATCACCTACTTTCTACCAAACATTTTCTTGACAAATGCCTGTGCAGCTTCATCAATGGTAATTGCATTACCATTAGGTTTTTGATAATCATCATTCGGCTTATTGTCATCATTCAGAAATGCTTTAACATAATCTTTGCGTAGATTATCATAGGCTTCATGCCAGTTAGACGCACCATCTGGGCAACCTTTACTAAATTGTTCTGCTTCATTACGACATTCATCAAATTCATCAAGAACGCCAGCAATCAGAGTTCCCTGTTCATCAGGTTTGGCATCGACAAAGCCACCAAGCATTGCAGAAATTTCGTCACGTGTTTTCATTATTTATTACTCCGTTCATAAGTAAGTTTAAGATTCTCACAGAGGGCAATAATTGCTTGCATATCAATGCCAGTTGCATGAATCTTAATGTAGTCACCTTTAGTAGATTCTCTGGGAACCGAAGTATAATAACTAAGATGCTTCACGACATTAGAGTTTGCACAAGTAAAATCACTGTCCAACCAATTAAGAGGATGTACACGCGTATCATGGTAAATTACTTCAAAGTGAAGGTGTGCGCCATAGCAATTACCAGTTGCGCCAGAATACCCAATAAGCTGACCCTCGTAAACGTGTTGACCGTTTTTGACGAGACACTCTTTAAGGTGTGCATAGCGCGTTTCTAGCTTAGAACCATTATAATTGTTATGCCTAATTCTAACCATGTTGCCATAAGACTGCATCCCAGTTTTGGTTCTACCATCCCAGCTCTGTACCTGATTTACTGTACCATCCTCTGCTGCATAAACAGGTGTACAAGGAGCAGCACGCAGGTCGATAGCATGGTGTGCAGAACCGTCATTGTAAGTCCAACCAGCTGTGATAATGTGCTTCTCTAATGGCCAGCAGAAAAGAACATCACCGTTTGATTTCCTCATTATCTTCATCTCCTTTAAGTTTTTCCAGATAGGGCTTAAACAAAGCAGAAAGTTCAGGATTTACAACGCACATATTCTCCATAATGCTGATAAGCTCCATAATGCAAATATAAGTAACTACAGCACCTACAAGGGGAATCTGGATGCCAAGGTCAACATATTGCATAGCGTATTCGATGCCATAAGAGCCTACCACAGCAAGAATCTCCATGCACTTGTGATAACCACCCTCACGCATGATAGAGGAATTATAAGAACCATCGTGCTTTGCTTTAATCAGCCCTGTGATAATGTCAAACGCAATAAAACCAAGAACAATGACAAAGGGCATAAACTCAACTCCTAACATTATACACCTACAATCTTCAAAATGTCCATCAGGTATCGCCTAATTATTTCATCTTCACAATACAAACCTCCCAACCGATATTGTTTAATAATATATAATAACCAGTTAGGGCGTGGAGTGCGTGCAATCAAAATGGTGTTATAATCATGGTCATCATTTGTCAACGCATAAATCACGCCGCTACCCGGACTGTATTTTCTGGAAAGATAACATTTACCGGAAGAGAAGTCTACCCATAATCCTAAATAATCATCATGAATCTTAAAACCAAACTGATATTTAGCTTCAGGAGTTTTCTTAGCAATGCCAACTACACTATCAAGATAAAATTCATTGTGAACAGCATATTTACCAAACTTGCTGCCTTTCATCAAACGGCCAAAGTCAGTTTTCTCTTTTGCTTCAATGTACTCTTCATTGTTAGCAATTTGAATTAAGACTAAGCCCTCTCTAGTTGTAGCGATTTGCTTTTTGTTAATTGGTTTTTTAATATCAAATTCTGTGAAATAGGGGTTTGCCCATGTAACAGCGTTACCAAAGAAGAATACAACCACTCTGCGCATACGAGCAATAGTTTCGTATAGTTCGCAGAAAAATGTTACTTCATCTTTAAGATAACCATGATGGCTTTCATCCATGGAGATAAATTCATCGAAGCAGATTTTATTAACGAGAGGAAGTTCTTCTGATTTTGCGCTTGAAATGTAACGAGTTTGACCGGCTAATTTACCATCTATGTAATAGGCTCCTTCAGGCGTTCCCTTTAACTCATGGTCAGGAAATTCATGAGCAACAGCTGCCCAGAAATTTTCTTTAGCTTTCTTGTTCATTTCAGTTTTATAGCGGCGAATATAAATAAATTGATTCCCGTTTTTGATAAAATCTTCAGCAGCCCATTTCTTAAAGCCATAAGTTTTACCACAACCACGAGAACCAACTACAAAATTAAAGAGCGCATTATAAGATAATGTGTTCTTTAAGTCCCACCACATTGACATTGTAATACCTGTCTCTTATACACATCTCCGAGCCCACGAGACTAGGCATGATCT